GATTGCCCTGCCGACGGCTCCCCAGTCCGTCTCGGTCCAGATGCTGACGACCGTGTCGACAATACCTTGGATTCCATTCGTAATCCAGAGTCTCCAGTCGCCGATAATGGACCGTAGAGCCCATCCTGCATTTTCAAAATCGCCCGTCAGGACGCTGAGCATAAATTCCACGACATTTAGCATTGTCCTGAGAATAATTTCAAAATTATTAAACAGCCAGCCGAGGTATGTATCGACAACGGCAACGATGGTCTGGCCGTGAGCCTCCCAGAAACTCGCAATTGCTCCCAGGACGGTGCTGACAATCTGCTGGATTCTCGGCATGTTGCGCCCAATCCAACCACTGAAGAAATTAAGCGGCTCGATGGCATCGGTCATGATTCCCTTCCCGAAGCCAGCTAAAACATCAGAAATCACGGCGATGGCCGGTCCAAACACGCTGGCTAATACTCCCCCAAAAGCGTTGAACGCCGGGACGATTTGCCCCTCGATAACATTTTGCAATGGAGGAAACGTCGCCTGTACGAGAGTGTTGACCGCCGTAACGATTGCCAGCCACGCCGGTAAAAACATGCTGCCGATCGTTGTACTCAGGTCTTTCATCTGAGCATCCAAAATGCGCTGTTGGTTGGCCAGCCCACCCGAGGTGCGTGCAAAGTCTCCTTGGGCCGCAGTTGTCTGTGCGAAAATCTCGGCTTGGGTGGCAAGTAGTCTTTGCTGGGCAGTCAAGTCTTCCACTTGACCACCGAGCACTTTTTCGAGGGCCAGTCCAGCCTGTTCCATATCCCGGCTGGCATCGGACGCTTCAATCGACGATTCGCCAAATTTTGCGACCGATTCGTTGTATGCCCGCTGCGATTTTTCCACAGCCTCCGTTGCTCTGGATAGCGAGAGAGCGTCGACCTCCGCATTGACCAGACCCATCGACAACGCCCTGGCCTTGATGGTAGCGTCGCTGAGCAGCACTCCATAAGCGCGAATAGGCTCGCTCTCGCCGCGGAGAGCTGCGCCGATCGCCTCGATTGCTTGCTCTGGTGTTGTGTTGCCGAACGACGCCAAATCGCTGGCCAACTCAGACAAGCTTGTCGAAAAATCCACCAGCTCGTCACCGGTGACCCCAGCCGCTTGGCCAAACACCGCAAACGTGGTGGCGGCGTCCAGTGCCTGTTGCTGGCTCTGGCCAAATGCGGTTGCAGTTGTCTGCGACCATTCTTTTATCGTGTCAGAGACATCGCCAAACAGAACATCCGTTTTGCTGAGCGTCTCGTTAAGGTCGCTGGCAGCGCTCACACTGTCCGCTCCAAACTGGAGCAGTGCTGCACCAGCCGAGACGGCCATCCCGGCGATGCCTTGGCCGACCCCCTGGGCGATGCCAGTCATGACCGAGCCGAATTTGTTGGCTGATTTGTCGGCGGATTTTATCTGATCAGAAAAATTGTCGAGCTCACGCGCGCTTTGACCGATCTTTTTGTCGAACCCGCTGGTATCGGCAACAATCTGTACGTTAAGTGTGTCCGACATTTGCCCCTCCGACCAGCGCTGCGAATTTTGACAGTACCTGCTCTCCTGTCAGAGGTTTTTCCTCCGGCTTCCACCAGTCGGGCATAAATTCGCTGACCGTAAACGGTTTTGGATGGCGTTTGCGGTCTCTGGATGCATTGGCTGACAGGGTCATCATCATCGCAGTTCTTAAATCTGCCCGCTGCTCTCTAGATGGCTGAATCGACAAGAACGCTGCCCATGTAGCAAATTCGCTGGCCCCCATGCGTTGCTGGATCTCGGCCACAGTGCACCCTCCAATTTCCAGGGCCAGTGTGTGCCACAGGCGCAGTTCGGCGTTATCAATTAGTTTTTTTTTTCAGCCTCTAACGAGCCCGGCACCATTTTGGACAGCACCATTGCCTCGGTCGCCAAACGGAACAGGATGTGCCATGGCGCTTCCAGAAGTTCCTTGGCGTCCTGCACTGCTGGTGCGCCAGTTTCATCAATCCATGTTCGTCGGATAATTTCGGCCGCCAGCGTCAACGCTCGGCGGGCAGTGTCAGGGGTCAGGTTTGATTTGTCTGCCAAAGCTCCTTGCAGCTGGATAGTGTCCACCATCAACTCGCTGCGCTCTGCTCCAGTGAGCTCACGCAGAATGACCGATCCGCCCCATTCTGGCACGTCGACCGTGACCTGCCGCAACACGCTCTGTCTGAGGACACTGCTGTTAAGTATAGGCATATGTTGTGCTATCAGACCGACACAAATGTTACAGCGCCGGTGATTTTGATGGTACAGCTGGCCGTCATCGCATCTTCCAGTGGAGATTCGGGAGTGAATGCCGTCACAATGCCGGAAAATGCAAAATAATCTCCGCCGCTTTGGGCCATAACTAGCCGAAAGTTTTTGGTCGATCCGTTCAGCAAGAAATAAACGAGACCAGTTGTTGTGTTAGTCGCCGAGTGCGAAGCCAAATCTGGATCATAAATCAGATCGAATGTCACTTCGCCACCATCGCGAAGTCCTGGCGTAAACGCACGCCATTTGTTTGTGTCCCGCGCTGTTACTTCGACGGCGTCTTGTGTCATGGATGGACCGCTAATATCACGCACCTGTGCGACATCGACAAATACCGTTGAAGTGGTTTCAACTCTTAAAACAGATTCATAAGCTGTATACTTTGCCATTTTCTCCTCTATTCGATCAGATATGTGCCGGATTCGTCGACCAGATAATCACCATTTTCATCGACCAAATAGATGATAGGCGCCGGTTGACTGACCGTTCTCAGCGTGATGCTGGCCCCAAGTGCATCTTCCAGAGGCATTTCCGGCGTTATGGCCGAAACCATTGCCTGAAACCTGAACCCATCGTACAGGTTGGCGACATCTACCGTTTGGAGTTCTGCCGATCCTACAGACCCATTTAGCAAAGCGTTCAGTAATGTGGTGTGTGTCGCCAAATCTGGATCGTAGATAACATCGAACGTCAATTCGCCACCATCTCGCAGACCGGCGGCGTATACTCGGCTATTGTTTTCGCGGGTCGTAACATCCACTGCATCTTCGGCCATCGCCGGGCCAGAGATGTCACGGACCTGAGCAATCACTACACTATTCCATGCAAGCGCCGCAGAACTAGGACCGACGTACTTGGCCATTATAGATTAACCTCTTCGATATTGACCGAAAGCACAAAGCCGAAATAGGGCTGGCCATTGTACGTCAGGTACTGATCGTTGACTCCGGCCGTCTCCCTACCAGACGTGATCCCGGTATCATCCGTCACGCCCATGATCACAACGTCCGAATCGAGATGGCGATTATGTAGAAATGCATCGAGCGCTTCCTGCAGCATTACAATGCCATCCTGAATTTTATTGTTGCGATTGCCCTGGCCCAGAGTGTTTAGGTAGAACGTAACGTAGTACGTGCGAGTGACCGAATACAAATCCCGAGCGCTGCGTGAGTACGTTGGCACCCCGGCTGGCCCAGGAAACGTCAGTACGGCAGGGAGCAGTGCAGTGTCCAGAGCTGGAGGATAATTGCCGGGTGGAGCGTAGACAACACCTGGCACAGTCATTGCACGTTGCTGAGCGAAAGCAATCGTTGTGCTGATTGTCACCGTAGCCTCCTGTATGGCTCCAGGATTTTGCCGACATCGCGTGGCATGCCCTGCGGCACCTCGATTACGCCAGCTCCCGGAATCGCCGTAACGTCAAACGTGTTGGAATCCTTTTGCCGGTACATGTACGCCGCCATACGAATCGTCGCCTGCACGATATCTGCTGGTGCTGTTATGCTGTATGCCCATCGCCCGGTTATGCTGATGGCATTTTCCGGGTCCTGATCGTATGTCCAGTACAATCCGCTGTTCAACTTGAACCGCAGTCCGTACCATGGCGTATAATTTCGAGGATTCGTCACGTACGCACTAGCGGCAACAGTCGTTCCGTCGCCATTTGCAACTGTTGTTATCTGGCATAGGTCCAGGCCATAAGGCGTCCAGTCCAGAACCATGTAGTGCTCTGATGTATCTCGCTCCGCATCAAAATACTTCGTGCTGTCCGCCGTCGCCTCAAACGTGCGATGCACGTGTTGGTCAATTGCTGCCTGCGCCCGCGTCAACAACGACTCCATTAGTGGATCGTCGTCATTCACATCGATTCCCAGGTATGCACGAAGTTGAGCGATTGATGCGTATGCCATTAGATCATCGCCAGATAAACCAGATCGTCGCCGGCATTGTTACAAATGCGATAAAAGACATTGAGATTATCCACGTACAGCCATTCGGTTTCTTGTCCTGCGTCGATCTCCCATCCGCTAGTCGTGTCGGTTGAACCATCTGGTATGGTCACGCCAGGGCCACCGATATAGACATTTCCGCTATTACTCGCCACAGCTTTGAACTTTACCTGATAGCATGTGATATCTG